CAATTATGGTCGCTGAAAATGGAGAATGTGTTGTCTACGAAAAAACAAACAAGGGTCACTATATTAAACTTCTCACAGAGTACATCAAGAAGTTCGTCGAATACAAAACAGGAGCCTATGGAGAATCAAGTTGACGATCTAATCAAGGAAAAATTCCTGTGTCAAGCAAAATTTGCACAGGAGATTGAAAGTCTCGTCAAGACTTATAACTTTAATTATATCGATGCTATTCTCACATTTTGTGAAGAGAACAAGATCGAGATGGAATCTGTTGGTAAACTGATTTCAAAACCACTCAAAGAAAAACTTAAGTATGATGCTATTCAACTTAATTTTCTAAAGAAAACTACGAGAGCAAAACTTCCGCTATGATTTCCCGTGATGATCTGATTCATTTGAAAATTCAAGCAGCAATGCGAGAGCACAACATTCCCGAATCTGATTTAAAATATATTGGAGAAGGTGAAGGAACACATTGGTATAGAATCAATGGTAAACATTCTGTACCTGTCTATATGATTGACAGTTTTGAGCAAGTTGACAATGACACCGATTGATGTATACAAAACATACCTAGCATTCAAAAATCATTTCACAAAACAGAGTTATAGTTACTTTAAATACTCTGGTAAATCTAAAGCATCTGTTCAAGCATATAACAATCGTAAAGATCGTTATTTCTTTGAACGTATGTCTAGGAAGAAAACTGATGATGAGATCAAAGAATACTTTCTAGCAAATTTTGTTGAGTGTGATGACCCTGACCGTCTATGGATTGGGGAGATCATCAGCACTGGCGAAGATAATTATAAATCTTGGGCGAAAAGATTCCAAGGTTTAGGTTATCTGTTTCAAACTGAAGTTGAAGTTTTTTGTCACAAGGAAACATTTCAACAATTGTTCACTGTGAAGGGACAGTCACATCCTGAGATATTAAAGAAATATCTTCAGGGTGCTTTGTCTATTGAGACAATGGTAATTCTGGATATGATTCTTGAATATACAAAAGACTTTGATAATAAACTGATAGACCCAGTGTGGGAATCCGTCAGTTTAAAAATTAAAAAATATAAACCCTTCCTAAATATTGATGTAACCAAATACAAGCAAATCTTAAGAGAGCAAGTGGTATGAGTGGCTTTTTTGAATCTGAAATGGTACGTGATACTGTCATGGACCTTGAAAAAATGCAACAGCAACTTGCCAGAGATATGTATCTAATTGGTACATATTCTAAAGAACAAAAGCAGGAACATCTCAAATTACTTAAAGCATTCTTAGAGAAGCAGAAACTATTCTTCTTCCGTGTGTCTTTGTCTGATGATCCTGATGCTCTCATGATCAAGGAGAGAGTCCTTGAGGCTGCCAAGATGTTCGGTTACAGCGAACTTGATGGTATGGACAAGTTCTTTGAAAAACTGGATGAGACCATCCAGGACTTAGAAAAATCCCTTGACAGGTAGGGATTCATACCCTATAATAGACCTGTCGTTATCCAACGAATCCTAATTCATCCTAACTATCCTAACAATCCTATGTCTTTCGCAAATCTTAAAAAGCAATCCCGCACCGGTTCCCTGACTGAGAAACTGATCAAGTCTGTCGAGAAACTGAACGAGAAAGGTAACGGTGCAGACGAGCGTATCTGGAAACCATCAGTTGATAAGACTGGTAATGGTTACGCTGTGATTCGCTTCCTGCCAGAACCCGAAGGTTGTGAACTTCCGTGGGCACGAGTCTACACTCACGCTTTCCAAGGCCCTGGCGGTTGGTTCATTGAGAATTCTCTGACCAGTCTTGGACAGAAGTGTCCTGTGTCTGAGTATAACTCTACACTTTGGAACAACGGCACCGATGCAGGTAAGGAACAGGCACGTAAGCAAAAGCGCAAACTGTCCTACTACAGCAACATCTTTGTTGTAAACGATCCTGCCAATCCTGAGAACGAAGGTAAAGTATTCCTTTACAAGTATGGTAAGAAGATCCATGACAAGATCATGGAAGCAATGAAGCCTGACTTCGCTGATGAAGAACCCATCAATCCTTTTGATTTCTGGAGTGGTGCTAACTTCAAACTGAAGATCCGTCGTGTTGCTGGTTACCAGAACTATGACAGCAGCGAGTTTGCACGTCCTAGTGCTCTCTTCGACGACGATGAGAAACTGGAAAAGATCTATAACAATCTCTATGATCTGAATGAGTTCCTTGATCCTAAGAACTTCAAGTCCTATGATGATTTGAAGAAGCGTCTTGACTATGCTCTTGGTAACAAGGGTACTCCTAAGATGCAAGATCAAGAGACTCAGGAACAAGAAGCACAGTGGGAACGTGAGCGTCGTGGTGACTACTCCGAACCTGATGCCGCTGGTTCCTCTTATGAAGATCTGAGTGAGGGTCGCAGTAAGTCATCATTCAATGATCCAGACATCACACACAGTAGTAGCACAGAAGAAGAGGAAGATGATTCTCTCAACTACTTCGCTAAACTGGTCAACTCCTGACCTTTACACCCTCCGCAAGGAGGGTTTTTTTATACCCCAGTGATTCTAGGATTGTATGTGTCCTTCAGTCTATCAGTGATGAATTGTGATGATGGTTCATATCTCATGATCTTTCTAAGATCTGATGTAACAACTGAGAGGTATTCTCTCTTCAATACGTTAATCAATCTTTTCTTATTATTTTCAATTGTCTCATACGTGAAGTTACTTACTGGACCTGAAGCTTGTAGATCTGTGATCTCTGTTCCGGTGTTGCTGGAATAAGTAAATGTGAAGTTATCATCCACAATTAATCCTTTATTGAGGACTATTCTCCCGAAAGTATCTCTGATCTCTTTTGTTTCGTAATGGTGTGGTTCTGTAAGTTTTGCTTGAGAACCATACTTTTCCAGCAGGTAGTCATGAAATTCATTATTAGCTAGAGGCCATTGATTTCTGATTGATGTAATATTATTTGTAATTAAGATTACCCAATCTAATTGTGAATCATCATATAATTTTTCTGCAAGCATGTCAGGGCGCTCACCTTCTTCAACTTGATACAACTGTGTAAGTGTGAGACCATTAGCATCAGTTCTTAATTTTGCTCTCCGAAATAAATTTTTAACTCTTATCTTCTCATCACTACGAGTTGACTTCGGTAGTAAAGATGGATAGAGTAAATCTGGAAGTTCGTTAAAGTATCCCATTTTAGAATCCTACCTCGTTTGGTCTAATTGGATCATAATCTGTTCTGCTTCCTTTTACTGGTGTTCCAGCAGCATTGGCAGTTCCGTCTGGGTTCACTCCGTTAATATAATCAGTAGCATATACAGGTTCAAGTTCTTGCATTCTTACAGTCAAGAGAATACTACTTGGTTGACCTTTATCATACGCTGACCATTTACCTTCTGGTGTGTAGTTCACGCTCACACCAGTGATTGCACATTCTTTGATTCTACCCACACCCTCCAACTGCTGTTGATCTCTGGTCATGAATTTCATTTTGAACACATTAGGTGTTCCTAGTAATAGTGATGCTCCACCCACTTTTGCTGCTGTAGTTTTCACTGCCATTCCTTGTTTAAAGAAACGAAGAATATTATTAATTTTAGTTGCTTCATAAGCATCTCTCGGTGCCATTTTCCAGTTGAACACAAATGTTCTCAATGTTGGAGAATTAAATAAGAGTTCCATATTACTATTTGGAACAACACCTAAACCTCTAGCAAGAAGTGCTTCTGGAGATACGTTGACACCTGCTAGAGAGAGAAGTCTAGATGATACGGCACTTCCGATCACCATTTGAGTGTTAGGATTTTCTAATGCCCTTCCTGCACCTTCAAATCCTCCAGCGTTACTAAAGATACCGGCCATCGCTGCTATTTTACCTAATCCTTGGATGCCGGTGAGTCCTCCTAGGAGTTGACCTGCAGCTGCAAGACCACCAACTTTAAGTGGATCTTTTGTGACTGCAGAAGTAATTGCTGCAGATAAACTATTCATTGCATCTTCACCCCAGTTGACATTATTTGAATCAGTAACATCATTTGGCATTGGAAGTCTGACATAACCTAATCTTTTAGCAAGAGCAGTTTGTCTTTGAACACCATCTGTTACATTGGATATTGGGTCTGCACTAAAGATTGTATTTGATGATGGAGGTTTGTATTGGTACTGAGCGATATGCACATAGTCTTGTGAATTTGCTCCACCAAATATTGCATCAACTGGATACTTAAGACCACCCTTTGAAATAGCTGAAATAGCAGCATCAGATGTTGCGAATGCGGCTGATATTTTTGCTATATCTTCTGCACTTGGTTGGGTCAAAAATAATCTATTAACATCTTCTTTTGTTAGATTAAATTTATTCAGAAGACCTTCAAAAAGATTGTCTGCTTGTTCTGCTGCAAAGTCTACAAGACCAGCGGGTTGTTTCTCTTCTTCATCTCCTCCAGCATCTGTAGGAACTGGATCAGGTTGTGGACTTGCATCTGGATCAACAGCTGTTGCTGTTTTTGCTTCTTCTCCACCTTGAGTTCCATCTACCTCCGCCTTTTCAGGTTCAGGTGTTCCTGCTGCCAATGCGGATGTTTCTAATGTTTCTGCTGAAGTATAATTTTGTGTTTCTCTTCTCTTTTTTATTTTGTTATATGCATTTAGAGTATCATTCTGAATAGAATTCCTAAGGTCTTGTTCAGTAAATGCCGTGCCATTAGTGTTTAGTAACTTATTATCTTTTAATAATTGTTTTCCTTTCTCTGTGAATGTTCCTCCATTTGGAGTAGATTGAAATAAAACTATCGTTTCAGTTTTTGAAGTATTGGTGTCTCCTGGACCCTTCCGAGCACGAGTGGTCACTTTATAACCAACGATTGCACTCGTTCCAGTGTTAGGATCATATCTTAATTCGTAAGTTGTTCCATCATCATCTTTCACATATTTCTCATTCAGTCTCACCGTGGCAGATCCCTTGATGTTAGCCGACTGCCACGCAATATATTGTCTTTCTAGTGCTACTGACATTTAGATGCTGTCCCAGACCGTGTGCGGTTCCACGTATGTACCATATTTATCAACAAAACTCTCAGTCACAAGTTCTGCTACACTGGCGTACTCTGCTGAGGTTGGAGGAAGGACATGAACTTCTCCCATGTTGGTAAAGAAATAACTGTGTATAGTTTTCTTTGGTAATCGTGCTCCGTATTTATTTATCACTGATCCTGCAATTGCACCACGATAACTTGGATTCAAATAATGAACGTTTGCTCCCAGTAATTTATCCTCCTGGTATTCAAGAACATACACCAGAGGTCTTGTATCATAGTATGGATATTGTTCTGGATATGCTGCATCATAAGAAAAGAAACACATCTCACCTAACTTTGGATATCTTCTTTCACCGTATTCACCTAACTCAGAAAATAATTCATTTGCATACCAATCCGCACTTTCTAGTCCTTCTGCTCTTTCTTTAATTCTCTCTCCAATAGTTTTATATCCAACACCAACTTCAAAGATATCATCCTTAGATAATTCTGGTAATGTTCTTACTTTTCTGGTAGATTTGATACCTACTTGTTTTGCATGAGATGATCTTCTGTATAGATCACTACTCTCAATATATTCTGCTAGATCCTTTTGATTATATTTGGAAAAGTTTTTAAGACCAAGATTTCTTGCAATCTCAGATAACTCATACTTAGTATGATAATATTTCCTAGTCCTAGGATCTATATCAGTGAGTTTTTTATTCTTGAGTCCGTAGAAACCTCTGAGTCTTACCATTACTTGATTCCTAGATCGTCTTCAGTCATAATTTTAAATTCATAATTACGATCTGCACAAAATTCTTTTGCTGCTTTCCACTTTGCTTGGTTCACCATCCAAGTCTTTACGGAATTTGCCCATGCTTTTGTTCGCCGTTTTGGATTTGTAGTTGGTTTCGCCACCTGTTTCTTTGGTTTAATTTCTATAACCTGATGACGTTGCTTGCCATACTTATCAGTGTACTTGATAAAGAAGTCAGGATAGTAACGATGCATTCGATTATCTACAGGAGAGATGTATGGTATCCAAAATTCTTCTGACTGCCATTCATTTACTGCTTCCGTTAAGTCACAGTAAGTCATCATTTTTCTCTCCCACAGAGAACGATAAACTATATCTCTGGGGTTACCCTTGTACTTTTCTGGGTTGCTTGGTAAATATCTTCCGCTATACGGCATACATAGTATATAAGTAGTTTCAAAGTATTTAGATGTCTGCTCCAGATCCCCGGCAGTTTTACACAAGAATACAAGATGTTCAACAGAGGTTTGGCGGACTCACGCAGACTTCGCAGTTCATGGTGCAACTCGGACTTGCTGGTGGTGGGTTCGGTGACTCTGTTGAAAGTCACCTGCTCAATTCGGATGTATATGATAAACTAAATGGAACTAGTGATCACAATTTCTTTTGCTCAGACGCTACTCTCCCCGGATCAACATTCGATGTAATGGAATTGCAGGGAGCACGTCAAGGTATTATTGAACGTATTCCAAATCGTAGAGTATATACTGATTTTGATTTAACTTTTTATGTTGATAATCAATATAAAATTCTCAGACTCTTTGAAGAGTGGATGAATTATATTGATCCAATTCATAGCACCACTGAGGTATATACTGGCAGTGGAAAGGGAATGAGTGGATTCGGAGATAATAATTGTTTTTACAGACTAAGGTATCCCAACTCTTATAAGAGAAATATCATGGTTCATAAGTTTGAACGGGATATAATAAGAGGAAAAACCATGAATAGAAGTAGTGGTGATATTAAAGACAAAAAGGATGTTAATATTTTAACCTATATTTTTCTTGAATCATTCCCATTGAACATTCAAGCGATTCCTTTTGCATATGATGGATCTACTATCACAAAAGTATCAGTTAATTTTGCATATACTCGTTATATGGTATGTAAAAATTCTGGTATTGGTAAATCTGTTAAACAATTCCTCTCTAGTTTAGATCCGGCAGGAACACAAGATGATAGTACACTTGGAGATGCATTTAGTTTCCCACTTGGTGATCTTGGTTTAGACGTATCCTCATACATTGGAGATGAATACGATTTCGATACCAGTATATTTGGAGCAGGAAATACCGTTGATTTCTCTACTGCTTTTGGAACTCAAGCTTGGTCTGATGAAACAATCCGTGAAGTTTTCCTTGGTCCTGAATTTGGTAATTATAGTTTTACCGGACGTTCTTCTGAACCTACTCGTGAGGTACAAAGAGTAGAACCAACATCATCCACACCATCTCAATCACAATCAAGAGCAAACAGAGAATCAAATGAAACTTGGTCTTTGGATCAAATTAATAAGAACATCGAATTTCTTAAGACCAAACCTGGTGGAGATATTCCTGCACCACCTGTAAGGGAGATAACACCAAAAAGAACATATCGCAAACCTACAGGAAGTGAGAATCCTAGAAACTCAAGTAGTCTCTCTTCAGGATTCGCTGAAGGTGGATTCTAACCCACTAAATAAAATTACTGAAAAACCCTATAGGATATTATGCCTTTACCAAAAATTGCTACGCCGACTTATGAGTTGGAATTACCTTCATCTGGAAAGAAAATTAAGTATAGACCCTTTCTAGTTAAGGAAGAAAAAATTCTTATTCTTGCATTGGAAAGTGAAGATCCAAAACAGATTACAATTGCGATAAAAAATATTCTGAAGGATTGTATTTCTACCAGAGGAGTCAAGGTTGATGACCTCCCCACTTTTGATATTGAATATATCTTTTTGAACATTCGCGGAAAGTCTGTAGGAGAATCAATTGATCTAGTCATCACTTGCCCTGATGATGGTGAAACTACAGTTCCTGTAAAAGTTTATATTGATGAGATCAATGTTGTTAAGGAAGAGAATCATAGTAGAGATATTAAACTAGATGATTCACTTGTATTGAGAATGAAGTATCCATCTCTCTCTGAGTTTGTTTCATCTAACTTTGATTTTAGTGGAGCAGATGACTCTGCTATTGAACAATCATTTGAAATGATTTCATCTTGTATTGATATGGTTTATAACAATGAGGAATCTTGGGCAGCGTCTGACTGCACCAAGAAGGAATTGAAGACTTGGATTGAAACTTTGAATACAAAACAGTTCCAAGACATTGAAGAATTTTTCAACACTATGCCTAAGTTGTCACATACTTTTAAAGTGACTAACCCGAAGACGGATGTTGAGAGTGAAGTAACATTAGAAGGATTAAACAATTTTTTCGCCTAATTATGGCTCACATCGGTCTTGAATCGTATTACAAAACGAATTTTGGCTTGATGCAGCACCATAAATATTCATTAACGGAGATTGAGA